TTCGTGAATGGCCGCCCTATTACTCGGCGGCTGGCCAAAAAAAGTCAATCCCGAGTGGGACATCTAATGTATGTAGATTCCCTGTTTGACTCGTATAGTCAAACTTCAACTCAATGTCAGGCATAATTTCATCATAATAATTTCTATATCCTACCGTGTCTAATGCTAAGAATTGATTATTGATAAAATTATCAATTGCTTTTGGGTCTTTTTCACCATCAACTGATACGATTTGGTGTCTTAATCTTGTGGTTAAAACATTTGATACACCCGTTAACTCTTCTACTTTCTTATAGCCTTTTAAATCTTCTGCTATATTCTTTTCATCAGCATGAGTTAATAATTTAAATTCAATAGTTGTTTTAGTATTTGGTGTTGTGTATGAAAAGCTGTTTCCGTTTTCATAGATTGTTTTATCTACGATATCCTTGTGTTGTAGTGTTGTTAAGTCTACACTATGTTCTACTCTTTCGCTTGTGTCTGGGTCAGTAAGTGTAATTTTATATTCTTTACCATATCCCAACACACGAGTTCCAACCATTAGTGCATTTTTATCACCAACTAACATATCGTTTAATTTTATTTTAGGGTCTGCTATGACACTTTCTAAAAGTTTGTCAATCACTACACCTTGTTTAATTAGATTTGTGGAAGTTAAGATATCTTCCTCTTTTGCTGTCATATATTTGACATCTATTGTTCCGCTACGTAAAGCACTATCTTCAGGGTATAATAATCCCTGTGATGGTAAAGATAGAACCTCAGTAGGAAATCCATACTGATTTTCAGTCATTCTTGTTTACTCCTTGATTAATTAAGAATTAATAACTTATTATTTTTTCATTATCTTTTCAGCACCTGCGATACCGAAAGAACCTAATGTTACGAATACAAACGAGTTGTATACCATATCATTTATAACTAAATCTTGACCCCATATTCCTGTTGCTAAGTCAACTACTGCGAATAGAGTCATTACTGCAAATGATGCGAAACCAATTATTGATTTCTCATTGTAATCATTTTCATCTTTAAAAACTTCCCACATAATTTATCTCCTTAGAATTGTAGTATTGCGTAGTCGTATTGTAGTGTTAATGATATTTCTGCTACATCATTTGAAGAGTAATCCATATCACTAAAATCTGCTGTTGTAATAAATGCACCTTTTAAAGTCCATTCTTCTACTTTATCACCTACTGGGCCTAATACATTAAATGTAATATCTTTCTTATAAAAGTCTGAATATCCGTCACGACCTGTTACTGATTCGTGATGAAGTCTTACCCACTCCATAACCGATTGTGCTCCTGATGGAACGATTGGGTCATATAGTGTTACTGCAATTGGTGCCCAAGTAGCTTTACCTTTCACATATCTCTTGACATTTATATGGTCAAGTGTTATTGAATCAAAACTAATTGAAGGTCTTGCCATTGTTTTAACTAAATATGCAGGTATTCCGTCAATTTCCATAACGAAACGATTTGCTGTTTTTGGTTCAAACGGCGTAAAAAATATATCATTTGGGTCGAGTAATTCAGCCACTTTCTTTCTCCTATAGAGTTTAGTTCTATTACATTAATAAATATAAGAAAGTTGAAAAAAGTGAATCTTTAATATGATATAGTTTTAGAAGTTTTATTGAAGTTTTATGAAAAAAGGCTTGACATTGTCATTTGTTCATTGTATATTATGGTATGATAGGAAAAACAAATATACCAATTCAAATAGTTGATATGTTGTTTGCAATTCTAATGGGATATGATAATTTAGATGATAAAACCATTAGAGATATAAATAACATAATCAATAGAGTTAATAAATTAAATAAAGTTTTAAATTAATTAAAATAAAGCTTGACATTGATGTGCGTAATGCGTATATTATATTGTAATGATTAACGAAAGGACAAAATAATTATGATGAATCCAGAGATGTTTTTGAATGTTCAGAATCAACTTGACTACGATGCTAATCAAGGAAATGGTGAGCCAGTTTATAATTTTGGTAGACCACAAACGAGAGCTGAGATGAGGGAAAATCTTGAAGAGGACGGAAGAATGACTCACGACGAGATTGAAGAGTGGTTAGATTCTTTAGAACAATAAAAAATAATTAAAAAAAAGCTTGACATTAATGAAAAGATTTACTATATTATAGTGTAATGATAATGAGAAAAGGAAAAAATATGACTGAGAATTTAAAAGAACAACACACACAATATACACCATACTTTGATGAAAACTTAGGTGTTATGGTGGGTGATACTGAAGGTATTACTCCAAGAGATTTTGCTGATACGAAAGTTCCGAGAGCTTTTGGTTATGACAATAGGACATTTACTATGGATGTCTATCAATATACTCACAATCCTATGTATTTATATGAAGCTAATCAAGAACAACCGGCTTTTGTCTTAAATGACTACTTGGCTCCTGATAACGAATATGCTATGTGGAAAGGTATTCCAATGGATTATAGGTGGAATCCTGTGGTTAGGGCTATAATGATGACTGGTAAATATAGAATTAAGTATAGGGGTTGTTCAAAGCCACAATACGGCTATGATAGAAAACAAAACTATTGTTTAGCTGAATACGCTGATACATTTGCTATCTACCAAAAATAAATTTAATAAAGAGGAAAAAAAACTATGGTTATAATAAAAGAACAAATTAGGGGATTAAATTCATTAGCTGAATTAAATGAGTTATCCCAATATATAAATCAATGTAAGACTATGTTAGGTAAAACTTCATTATCAGTAGGTTCTGATGTCTATGTAGTTCAGAAGACAAAGAGAACACCAGGTGTGGTTAAGAAGATAAATCAGACAAGAGCTGTTGTTGATATGAATGGTAGGTCTTACAATGTTCCATTTTCAATGTTAGAACTAATGTAAATATAAATTCGTGGGTTGCCGATGACTACGATAATTTGGAATCGGTTTGGGTTATGTAGTGTTTCACGATATTAGAAACAACCTTTGGTGATTTGGCGTAAATCACCTGCAGATTTTCTTTCCCATTACACAACAAAAAACCCCCAATTTCTTGGGGGTTTTTCTTATCTTGTGTTGATTTTTAATTCAATTACTCAGGAAATGTTGCTCCTGTTGGTTGAACTACGAAATCTAAGACTATGAACTCAGCTGTTCTGGTTGGTTGTATGAATATCTGACCAACTAATTGGTTTCTATCCACAACATCTGGAGTATTATTACTATCATCCATTACCACCCTAAACGCTGTCAGGCCTGCATTTGCTTGAACTTGTTCCATATATGGATTTACAATGTTCAAGAAACGATTTCTTGTCTGACTTGTGTTTTGTTCAAATACTAAGAATCTTGAAGATGATGCGATGAACTTTCTCAAGTTAATCAATAATCTTCTTACGTTGATTCTATCTAAAGCACTTGGTTTACCTTGTAGTGTCTTTTGTCCAAACACGACCACACCTTGACCTGGGAAAGTTGCGATAGGATTAATACGAGCATCGTATAAATCATCTCTTTCCAAGTTAGTTAGTCTTGTTTGTGCTTCTAACACTTCTGTTAAACCACCACGATTCAATCCTGCTGGTGCGAACCACTCTTGCCCAATTCTATCGGAATTTGCGAAAACTCCTGGTAGAACTACTGAAGGTGGAACCCAAGTTGGTTTACCTTTAACACTATCCAAGATTTTTATCCAGGGATAATATGTTCCAACATAGTTTGAATCAATTGCTTTGATATCATCTTTTGCTCCTTGAACGGTTCTTCCATATTTTGAACCATCCAAGATAAAGAAACAATCTGCTCTATCTTCTACTTTATCAATTGCGTGATTTGTTACAGTTGGGTGTAATCCGTGAATAATACCTGGAATTGCTAACAAGTTAATATCAAATTCGTCTGGATTTGATACTGCGTTGAGTGCTCTTTTGAATGATACTGAACCACTTGTTAGTGCTCCACTACAATCAAACCCTTGAGTATTTCCTGCTACAATATTTGTTCCAATTTTGTTCTCCAATGCTGGATTTGAACCATCAAATCCGTCTTGAAAAGGAACTTGGAATTTCAATTGTCTGTAATCTGAACCCGATAATGATAGTGGATTATCTCCTGCTGAGTATTGTGTTCCCAATACTGAAGCTCCATCGTTACCAAATGCGTCTTCCAGACTCATTGTAATATTGTTTCCTGCAGCTGCACTTGCTGGTAATGGTGCTAAATATTGTTGACTATCAATACTATTGAAGTCAAACCCATAGTAAACATTTTGGTCATATGAAGAACGATTATTTTTCTGTCCATTTCCACCACTTGTTGTTCCAAGATATGAAGCACTTGGAAATGATGCTGCTACTGTACTTCCACTCGGTATAGATGTTGATACATCAATAACGTGTGGTTGTATTGGTGCGGCGAATCCAAAAGGAACTAGCGATTCTGCTATTCCTACAAGATTATCATAATTACTAATAAAAATAAATTGTGATTGATTTGGATAATCTCCATTATGAGTCAATTTACCATCTGAATCAATAGTAGTGTTTCTGTCACCAATTGCTCTTGCTACATAATTTACACTATCCTCATCAAGTGTTAGATTTTGGAAGTTTTCTAATACTATTCCATCATCGTTTTGAGCTGGATTGTTAATTATTACTTGCAAATCAAATGTTCCATAATCACTACCTGCAACATCAGTAAATGGTTTAATGTTTGAAATACCAACTTTGTATTTTGCATTCATATTAGTTCCGTGCGAACGAGTATTTACTTTAAATAAATTTTTTGTTACGGAATTAATTTTCTGTGATGTAATGAATGGTGTTGTTGCTACCTTGTAGTCGTGTGAAAAGTTTTCACTTGAACCACTTTGAACCGTTACTACATCTGCTACGTGTGAGCCAGTAGATACAAATAAGTTTTGTGTGTTTTGAAAATTAGAATACACATAAAGTGGTTGATTTGTATCTTGTGGGTTTTCACTAAATACATTTGTAATGTAGTTAGCTGAACCTGAATCAAATGATAATGCAGTGCTTGCTACTGCGCCAGTAGTATCCAATGGTGCTCGTAATGTAAATTCACTAGCTGAAACTGCTGTTGTTAATATTGAAGCACTTAATGGTGTTGAAAATGCGGAAGCTGCACCTATATCGGCTGCGCCTCGTGAAGGTTTTAGAACTGCAGCGACTTTATGTCCTGCTGAACTACTGATACACAATACAAGACTATCGTTTGCATATCCCCCTAAATGTAAAACTCTCACGATTGTTACTGCTCCTGTATTACGAAGATATTGCTTCGCAGTAAAAGGGACATAAAAATCTTGATTTTCCTTTCCAAAAATTGTTTCAAACTCACCCATATTACGAACTAACGTTGGAACGAATGCTGGACCCATTTCTGTTGGGCCTATTAAAGCTGCTCCGATTTCGCCAATTCCTTGTGGTAAAAATGATAAATCTTTTTCCCTGGTAAAAACACCAGGACTTACTATTCTTTCGGCCATTATTTTTCTCCTAATTTAAAATTGTATGGTAAGAATAAGTATCATACAGTTTTTTCAAAAATCACCTACAAGAGTAATTATTCTTCAGTTTTTGAAACTTCTTCTGGAATAAATACACCTGTTTCAGGATTTAAAGCTCCTGCACCATATTTATCATTCAATGTTTTTACAAGAGTTTTTTCGTCTTCTTGTGTTTCATTGTATTCAGTTTCTAAACGAAGTTTTTCATTTGAAAGGTCTTCCATTCTTTGCTCGGATTGCATGCGAGCTATCTCTACTCTACCGAGAGATAGTTCAAGTTGAGCATAAGAATTTCTCAAACCTGTCAATGAATCTAATTCTACTTGTGTGAATTTTATTTCTTTGTTTTTTGCCATTGTAACTCCTTAAATTGTTAATCTATTATATTGTTTAAGTTATATATAAGTATATAAGTATTTGTTCAAAAACCTATAATTTAAAATATTTTTTTATTTTTTTTAATAAAAACCTTTAGTCAGCTACCTGCTTTTTTACTGATGTAGGTAATTTCTTTTCATTTATTTCTGCGTCTAATGTTGATTTCATCTCTGTCAATTTAGTATAACTTATTGTGTCTTCAACCCAATCTGCTACATCACTATTGGTTAAACTTGAAAATTCTGTAAAACTACTTAAATCATCAGTATCTAATTGTGTTACTCCAAGCACTTGTGCAGAATGTTCACCCTCTTTTCCATTGTATTCCCAATGTATAGTGTGTATAACATCATTTTTATTATCCGAACCTGTTGGGTACGTGTCTACATTTTTACAATTCCAACTATAACTAATTGCCATCGTTCTCTCCTATCTTACGTTTCAATTCTTCTATTTCTTGTTTTAATTCTTGTATAGCTGATACATACATTGCGTCTTTATCACTCAATTTAGATACAAGACTTTTTCCATCGGTATCTGCTACGTGTTTATAGTCTGCAGTATCTGACTTGACTTCAGTTTCTTTAATCCAATACTCATCAACCTCTTGTACTTCTTGAGCTATAAATCCTCTTCTTACACCATCAAAGTGTATTTCAGGTTCACGCCATTTAAATGTTCTTGGTTTTAGTTTGGAAATTAAATCTAATCCACCAGTAAAGTTTTTTATATCTTTCTTTACTCTTCTATCTGATATTGCGCCAATAGATGTATCGGTTGCTGTTAGCGTTCCGTCTGTATCTATTTTGAAGTGAGCTACATTTGTTGCACTTGTTGGTCCTGAAGCAGTATACATAGTAATAGTATTTGGACTTTCGTTAGCACTTGTATTTGAACCAATGTGAAGTTCATTTACACCTGACTGAGCGTCCAGACCAATTATAATTACATCTTCTCTTGATTCATCATAAGGTTCTCCAGTAATTTTCATTGATTTTCTATTATCACCAGTTCTTGGGTGTAAATGTAGTGCTGAAACTTGAGCAGCTGCCTGACATATTTGTGTTGTAGCTCCATCAGCTGATATGGTTAGTCTAGGTGAATTATTTGTAGATAGTTGTAAAGCGGCGTTTGCAACATTATTTATGTATAATATTCCAGTTCCATTCTGAACCGACGAATTACTACCATCGTGATATAATGATAAATCTCCACCAGCACCAAGTAATAATTTACGACTATCTGCTCTCAAATAAACATTACCACCATCACTCATATCGATGTCCATAGCTGTTATTTCGGCACCACCATCAATACCTCTAAAGAACATATCGGCATTATTAACCATACTCTTAATTTCAAAGTCTGTTCCTGTTCCATCAAATTGACCATAAGCAGTAGTTCCAGTATAAAGTTTCATAATACCATTTGCATTTGTTAATTCTAATTTTGCTCCTGCAGTATTGTTTGCTCGAATACTAAATGTTGAATCTGAATCCATTATCAATCCACTATCATATTTCATAAAGAATCTTAAAGTTCCATTAGATTCTTTCAGACCAAATTCTGGTGTATCACTATTACCCGTTATGTAAGCTCTACTATTAGCAGACTTTATATGAACTTCATCACTATGATTTGTATCACCGACAAGTAATATATCTGAACCATTTTGGTTTATTACGGTTGCAGAATTTCCTGCGGCATCTCGTTGAACATATCCGTAATTATTACCAACAATTACACGACCTGCTGGAATATCTATTGATTGTGCTGGTGATGCGGTTCCGATACCAATTTTACCGCCAGCATGAAGGTTAAGTTGACCCATTGAAGCACTTGTAGCTGCACTACCACTAAAATCACCAGTGTATTGCATATCTCCTGCATTATCTATTCTCAATCTTTCGACTGCACCTTGTGCACCATCTGCCGTAGTAAAGAATACCATTCTACCTGGTGTATCATTCTCACCTGGTGTTCCATCTACTTCTACTTCTATTTTAGCAGAATTGGATAGATAATTTGTGCCATCATCTGCTGAGAAAATTATTTGTCCTAAATTATCTCCATCTTGAACAATTGTATTTGAACCTATTGTTCCATTTCTTGATTTAGTAAAAGCCAATGTAGGTGGAGAAGCATTTGCACTAAATCTTCCTATAGTTAAGGTAGTATCTCCACCACCTGTTCCTAATACTTGTAAAGCACCTGTTCCTGCTGTATTTGCTACTGATGTAGCACTTCCTATTAAAACTGTATTATCTCCACCATTAACAAAGAACATATTAGCTTCGCCATTACTTTCTATTCTAAAGTCCATATCTGCTGAACCATCATTGAAAGTAACTTCAGTATCAATAAATCGCATATTTTCTACATTATCATCTGTTAACCATCTTATATTCCCACCTGCTGTTTTATTTCTTACAATGACATCAATACCAGATACATATTGTTCATAATCTCCACTAAGACCCATTTTAAAAGTTGCTGTTGCAGCATCTTGTGGTATTGAAACTATATTATTGGTTTCATCAAGTCGTAACATTAAATCACCACCAACAACAAAGTCCATAATATCTGCTGCCGATTCAACTATATGAGTATTACCACCACCATCTAATAATATTTTTTTAGTAGCTGTTAATCTTAAATCTTGTTTAACATCTACTGTTACTGCACCACCATCAAGAACCAAATAGTTGGTATTTCCACCACTACCATTATCATTACTAAATATAATATCTGCGTCAGCTGTGTTTGCTTGAATTGTTAAATCACCAGTCTGATTAGTAATTGTAGAATCTGTTCCATCGTGATTAAAGTCTAAGTCAGCACCTGCTCCAATTTGCAACTTTGCATTATCAGCAAATCTTATATTTTTTGCTGCTTGTGTATAACCGACACTACCATCTAATGTTAGGTAAGCAGTAACTCCACCACTTCCATCGTCACTTCTTAAAATAACATCTTTATCGTTAAGTTCGTTTTGTATATATAAATCTCCAGTATTGACATTGGTTACATAACCATTTGAACCATCGTGAAGTATTTTCATATCTAAACCACTTCCAAAATATGCAATAACACTATCTAAATGTCTTGATGCTTTACCAAAGTTAATTAACTGATTACCACCATCTAAGGTTAAGTAAGCATCATTACCACCACTACCATCATCATTACTAAATATAATATCTGCGTCAGCTGTGTTTGCTTGAATTGTTAAATCACCAGTCTGATTAGTAATTGTAGAATCTGTTCCATCGTGATTAAGTTCTAAGTCAGCACCTGCTCCAATTTGCAACTTTGCATTATCAGCAAATCTTATATTTTTTGAAGCTTGTGTATAACCGACACTACCATCTAATGTTAGGTAGTCTGTTACGCCACCACTACCATCATCACATTGTAATTTAATATCTTTATCATTAGCACCATTTATTATATACAAATCTCCAGCAAGATTATTCATTACCATATCAGCACTTGTATATTCCATATAGAAGTCATTACCTGTTCCCATTCCTATTCTACTGTGGTCAGGCCATATTGTATACATAGCAGTTGTTGCTGAACCATCGTGTGTTGCTGAATTACCTGCTAAATAGAAGTATGTAGCAAGTCCACCAGCACCATCGTCACTTCTAAATATTATTTCTCCATTATTGGTATTATTGTCCATAAATAAATTTCCAGTATGGTTTTCTACTGAACCATTACTTCCATCGTGATAAATTCTTAAATCATTGTCTGCACCGATGTTTAATCTGTCACTATCTCCCATCGTAAGATTACCCGACATAGCAAGACCTTGAAGTGAAGCTGATGTGGCATTTATGTTTGTAGATTCTAAATTATTTGTTACATTTACATTTAAGAACGAGCCACTTGTACTTGCACTTACTGCTCCAACGATTTCAAGTGCTTCTGCTGGAGCTGCAGTTCCAATCCCAACTTTATTGGCACCACCATCAACAAATAACATATGTGTATTACC